AGATTAACCAAAAGAGCACAAAAACTTTCAGGAGGAGCTGCTGTATTATATGTAGGAGCAACAACTGAAACAGAACTAAAAGAAAAAGCTGATAGAATAGATGATGCTTTATGTGCTACAAAAGCTGCAATAGCTGAAGGTATAGTACCAGGAGGTGGAACAGCATTTATAAAAGCACTATCTTCTATTACTTCTTCAAAAGACAAAGATGTACAAGCAGGTATAGACTTAATAAAGAAAGCACTAGAAGCACCTTTACGTCAAATCCTACAAAACGCAGGACTAGAAGAAGATCCTATTATTCAAAAGGTAAAGAAAGGCAAGCAGTTTAATGCCAAATCAGAGCAATACGAAGACTTACTTACTTCAGGAGTAATAGACCCTACTAAAGTAGTAAGAGTAGCATTAGAAAATGCATCATCAGTATGTGCCCTATTCCTAACTACATCTTGTGTAGTAGCAGAAAAATACGTAGAAACCCCAATGAACTTTAATTAATAGATATGAAAACACCAAACTTAACACCAGTACCTCTTGGAGAAAGAGTTATTGTAGAACCAATAGTAGAAAAGCAAGAATCAGAGTTATTCTTAGCTGAAAGTAAAATGCCACCTGCAACACAAGGTATAATAAAAGCTGTATCAGAACAAGTAACTACTTTAAAAGTAGGAGATGTAGTACAGTTTAGCCCTAATACAGGAGTACCTTTACTTATGGTAGATAATGCATACTTGCTTATGAGGGTAGGAGATGTAATTTGTAAATTTGTTGAATTGTAGATTGTTTGTAAAGGGAGCTACGAAAGTAGCTCTTTTTGCTTTTGCAACTAAATAAAAACTATTTCGTATATTTACCCTATGACAATGCCAAGAGTTTTTTCTATAGAATGTGAATCAGTAACAGGACTTATCAAAGCTACATTGAATGTAGAGAAGATATTTCAAACCTGTATGCTTGAAGGTGAACATTACTTAACAGAAACTTTTAGCTTGGAAGACAAACACTTTTTAGTAGTTACAGTATGGAACTCAGAGGAATAACAGATTTATACGATACAAAGCTAACAGAAGAAGGCCCAAAAGAGTTTCTTATAAAAAGAAATGCATCTTTTAAAATCTACTGTGAACCTTTTCATCTGGGAGCACATGCTGAAGTACTTAACCTAAGAACAGGTAAAGTGTTTAAAGACAGGTGTCAGGTACATATAGAAAATATGGGAGTAGTTGTAGTTAAAATAGCTGCTCGTAAATTAACTGAATTAAAAAAGCAACATACACAAAATAAGACAGTAGGGTTTCATGCGCACAAAAGTAATTAGGAACTACTTTGAAGACTACAATAAGTTAGAAGAGTTTAAGGCAGAATTTGTAAAAGAAATGGAAGATTGGAAAGAAGAAATGATGTTCCATGATTTACATTATGTAGTATTAGAAGAAATCTATTTACAAGAAACAGAGCCCTCCTATACACTGCAATACGAGTTTTACCTGCAAGGAAGATACAAGTATCACCTTACATACGCACAGATAAAAGAACATTCGCAAACAGAAAAGAAGAATATACCTGTAAAGGTATTTGTTACAACGGCAGAGTTTAAAGATTTATTACTTGCTTATATGACAGAATATCCTGATATTTGTCCAGATAAGAATAAACTAGTAGTAAATGGAATAACATTTAAACTCTATTTAGAAGAAATAAACAATGATAAAACCCTTTAACATAAAGGTAAAGAATAAACAAGAGTTGTTTTTGGCTTACCTAAAAGCAATAAATTGGACTCTCTCTGAACAGCTAACTGATTCAGAGCTAGAAGTCCTATCTTATCTTGTGTATTATAATAACTTCTATGCAGCTGAAATAAAGTCAGATGAAATAAGATATGACCTATTATTCTCTTCTTCTACAAAGAAAAAAATAAGAGAAGAGTTTGAAATAGATGCTCAGAAGTTTGAGACTTACCTAAATAAACTACGTAAGAAAGGTATTATTACAAACAATGCTTTATCTAAACAAGTAGTAATAACAATGGAGGATAAACTAGAAATACGATTTACAATGGCTTTAAAACAAGAACCTGTTGCACCAAAAGATGATAAACCTTCATTTGAAGGATTTGTAGATGAAGTAACAGAAGTACCTGAAGTAGCTACAATATCTTCTTTAGGAGATGACGACTTAGATATATTATAATGATACCAGAAGATAAAATATTAATATTTGACTTAGATAAAGTACCTGCTGAAATGTCAGTAGAAAATTACCTGAAGCATTTAGAATCTTTGGAACACCCTGAACTAGAAGAAGGTTGTAGACTTGTAGATAAATTTACAGATGAAACTAGATTATAGATTAGAAAGATTAGTAGAGAAACATGCCAAAAGGTGTAATATTACTAAAGCAGAAGCTTTGGAAGTAGTATCTGCTTATTTTACTAACATAAAAGATAAGATTACAAGCTCCTCTTATGAAGAAGGGTTTGTTGAAATATACATGCCTAAGTTAGGAGAGTTTTGCCCTAACTACCAAAAAATAGAAAAAGTACATGAAGTTATTGAAGCTAGAAAACAACAACCTTTGTAGTATTACTCCTGAAGCTTTAGGATTAAAAGTATTCAGGGATATATGGGAAAGAGATAAAACTAAACTGAAAGACAGGGCTAAACTAGATTTGTCTTTTGTTTATTTCTTTGCTGATTGGCAGTCTACTTTTAAGAAACTACCACATACAGACAAAGTAACTACTTTAGAAAAAGAAGTATACGATAATAAATATAAGGCAGATGAACTAGTATTAGCTGCTTGCAAAATGTATGAAGATATACAGAATGAATCATCATTCTCCTTAAAACACTTAGAAGCTGTAGAAAAGACTGCTGTAAAAATATCTAACTACTTACAAACAGTAGACTTAGCAGAAAGAGATAGTCAGAAAAGATTAGTATACAATACTAATCAACTACAGAAAACTATAGCTGACTTTCCTGAAACAATAAGAAAAATAACAGAAATGCGTAAACACGTAGAAGTAGAACTTACACAAGATCCTAACTTACGTGGTGGAGCATCTAAATCATCATTTGAAGACTAATGCTTACACAAGAAGACATATTAGCTTTTACTGAAGTACGTAGACATTTTGAAGAGTACAAAACATATTGTCCTTTTCCTGAATCACGTACACCTAATTCTCGCTGGATGCAATTCTGGCAAAGAGAAGAAGAAAGAATATTAAAAGGTTACGAATACCTTCCTAATAGATTCATTACAGGAGAACTATACTACTACTTTAACTACTCCATTATGGATAAGACTGTAGAGAAAGATGGTATTACCTATACTCTTATGGGTGCTCCTGATACATGGGATGGAACTATAGAAGTAGATGCATACTACCAAGAAGCTAAAGAAAATAAAAGAGATTGCTTCATACTTAAGGGACGTAGGAAAGGTTTATCATATTATGCAGCCTCCTGTGCTTCTCGTTTGTATCACTTTGTAAGACATAGTAATACATATGTAATAGCAGCAACAAAGCAATATATCTTAGGAGCTGACTCTACTATGACCAAGATATTTCAGAATGTTGACCATATGTCTGAACATACACCATTTGGTAAACTACGTCAAAAGATAAATAAAGCTGACCACATAAGAGCAAGCTATTTAGAAAATGTAAATGGACAGATAATAGAAAAAGGATTTAAATCTAACATTGCAGCAATAGTGCTAGATGACCCACAGAAACTAAGGGGTAAGAAAGGACAATTGATTATTGTAGAGGAAGCAGGTTCATTTCCTAATCTTTTAGCTGCCATACCCATCATAAGAAAGTGTATATTAGAGGGTACTCTAAAGATAGGTACAATACTAGCTTTTGGTACAGGTGGTGATGAAGGCCCAGGTTTTGCAGCAATGGAAACTGTATTTTATAAACCTGATGCATACGGATTTCATTCTGTAAAGAATATATGGGAAGAAGCTAAATCTTCTCAACCTTGTTGTTTCTTCTTTCCTGCCTACAAAAACTACTTGGGTTTTATAGATGAAAATGGTAATTCACAAGAAAAAGAAGCAAAAGAATACATACTACAACAAAGGCTAGACAAAAAGAAATTGGGTGTAGATAATAAAACGCTGTTAAAGATGGCAGCTGAAGATCCAATTACACCTGAAGAAGCAATGCTTCGTACTAAGGGAACTTACTTTCCGATAACTGAAGCTAAGAAAAGATTGTCAGAACTATTTACTGATAGAGAACTTTCCAAGCATAATGTTGGTAGATTAGAGTATAATGAGGACAAGGTAATTAAATGGGTTGATGTACAGGATGCTTTACCTCAAAGAGAATGGCCTATATTAGATGCTACTATAAATTACATAGAAGTATTTGAATTACCTCAACAAGATAAGAATACACTTGTAGTACCTCGTAATAGGTACATAGGAGGTATTGACCCATACAATCAAGATCAAACAACAAACTCTGAATCAGTTGGTTGTATGTTTATAATGGACTTATGGACTGACAGGATTGTATGTGAATATACAGCAAGACCTGAAAGAGCTGAAGATTTCTACGAAACTTGCAGAAGAATATTAGTTTGGTACAATGCAACAGCAATGTATGAAGCTTCAGTAACACTTATGTATAAGTTCTTTGAAAGAAAACAACAACTGTATTTATTAGCTGATACACCTTCTTATTTACGAGATAGAAATACTTGGAGAGAAGGGTTGGATACTTCAAAAGGTATAAAGCCAACTGAAGATGTAAATAAAAGAGGCAGAGAGGCTCAAAAGACCTGGATGTTAGCTGACTTAGATGTAACTACAGGTTCTAAGAAGATAGATACAATAAGAAGTATAGGATACCTAAAAGAAGTTATAAACTGGAATAAGGATGGTAACTTTGATAGAGTATCAGCTTTAAATATGTTATTCTTATATAGAGAAGACCTTACAGATGATGTTGCAGAAGAAAGAAAGAAACCCAAGTCAAATAAATTTGGTAACTTTTTTACTAAGTTTAAAGTACAAAGGAAGTTAAAGGATATTTTCGATAAAGAAGATTTTGAAACATTTGAGAAATACAAATAAATGTTAGGACAAGTAAAATTACTCCCAGACCAAATGGTGTCTGATGAAAAGAAAGCTACTAAAGAATGGCAGAAGAATAATTTAGATGCTTTTGAAAACATTATTATGTTTGAGAATCGTCAATTACGCCCTACCTTATATAATAAGTTTAACAATTACAATTTAAAAAGAGGAGTAATAAACCAAGCAGATTTTGAAAAAATACTAGACCCACATGGGCTAGGATTAAATTCTTTCCCTGCAAGATTGGAACATATGGGCTTTGGTAATGCCAAAATAGACCTACTAGTAGGTGAACATATGAACCGTAGGTTTGATTGGAGAGTTACCTTAAGTAATAATGATGCTGATGGTATCTCAGGAAAGGAACAAAGAATGATGGGTAGAGTAAAGCAAGAACTTGTAGATATGTTACAAGGGAACCTACCTGAAGAAGAAGCTCAACAAAGATTACAAAGGCTTTCTGATTACATGAACTATGAATGGCAAGATGTAGCAGAATCAGGAGCTCAGAAGATATTAAAGTACTACTACAAACAACAAGATTTAGATACAATATTTAACAGGGCATTTGAAGATGCCCTAATTGCAGGTGAACAAATAGTATTTACAGAGGCATTAGGTAAAGAACTCTTCATTCGTAAAGGAGACCCAACAAAAATCTTTACCATTATGTCTGCTGAATCCATTGATGAATCAGGACTTGAGGCACTAGTAGAGGTAAGCTACCAAACAGTATCAAATGTACTAGACAATTTCCATCCTTATTTAGACACAGAAGCCATAGCTAAACTACAAGCATTCAAAGGTATCTCACCTTTTGGTGGTACATCTGGTTGGACTTACCCTACTTATGGGCCTGTAGGTGAACTTGCAGTACCTGATAATTCTATCACAGCTTCAGGTATATTTCCTGTATCTGAATTAGAAAGAACACTATTTGCAACAAACATAGATGTGAATGGTAATATGCGTGTTGTACATTGCTTGTGGAAATCAAAGAGAAAAGTAAAGCTACTTAAGTCTTTCAACGAAGAAACAGGACTGGAAGAAGAAAAGTATGTACACCAAAAATACAAAGCTAATAAGCTTTTAGGTGAAGAAATAGTAAAAGAAATGTGGGTAAATGAATGGTGGAGAGGTTTTAAGATTGGCTATGATATATACGTAAAGATAGAACCTGTACCCTTTCTTTCTACTTCTTTAGACAATATTTCACGTCAAGAACCTCCTGTTACCATACAGATATATAATACAAATACTTCAAAGGCACAATCCTTAATGGATATTTGTAAACCTTTTGATTATATGTTAGATGTACTCTATTTTAAAAAGAAACATCTAACATCACTTATGTTACCTGACATGTTGGTATTTCCAACTTCAATGATGCCAGATAACATGAATCTTGAAGAGTTTATTAATTACATGCAGACTACTGCAACCATACCTTTAGATCCTACTGCTGAAATAGACAATGGAGCATTGGCAGGTAAAGCAGCAGGACAAATAAACAATACAGTTGGAGCACAAATTATATCAGCAACTCAAAATGGCCCTCTATCAGTAATAGGTTCACTTATTGATACCACACTACAAAGTATGGATCAAGTTACAGGTATTACACAACAAAGACAAGGAGCTATACAGAATAGAGAATTAGTAGGTAACGTAGAGCGAAGTGTAACACAATCTTCTCATATAACTGAGAAATGGTTCAGGTTGAATGACAAGTTTAAACTACGTACATTACGTAAAGTAATGAATATCTCCATTCAGCAATTCAAAGAAAACCCAAAGAAGTTTCAATACATACTAGACGACTTAACTACATTAGTTTTAACTGATGAAGAACTTACAGCAATACAAGCTTCTGAATTTGACTTGCATGTAACTAACTCTACTAATGATGCACTGATAATGCAGAAAATAGAAGGCTTATTCCAAGTTGCAATGCAAAATGGTACAGCTACTCTTTCTGATGTATTGGAAATCTATCAAAATGAATCTATTGCTAATGCAACTGCCAAACTTAAACTACGTGAAAAACAAAGACAAGAGAAAGCAGCTGAAGCAGAGAAACAACAAACAGAGATTAAGAAACAACTTGATATGCAAGCACAAGAAATAGAAGATAGAAAAGTAAGGTTAGAAGCTGCACGTCTAGAACTAGAAAGATATAAGATAGATACAGACAGAGAAACTAAACTGGAAGTAGCTCAACTACAAGCTCAATCATTTGATCCTGAAAAGGATTATAACAATAACAATGAGCCTGACTATCTTGAAATGAGAAAACTAGATTTGGAACAACAGAAGATAGAATTACAACGTCAGTCTGAAGCAATCAGAGTTTCTTTAGAACAACTCAAAGAAAAGAATAAGAAAGAAATAGCTCAACAAAAGCTAGAAGTAGATAAAATAAAAGCAAGAAACAGTGGAAGTAAATAAATTTATTGGAAGATTATTCCATGCCCGTGATACAGCACATCTATATCACTTATCATTAGAAGGCCCAGGTGCTTATGCAGCACATGTAGCAGCTAATACATTCTATGATGAGTTGCTAGATTTAACAGATACCTTGATAGAATCACACCAAGGTAAGTATGGCTTATTGTCTTTAACCATACAAGCTTCCTATACAGAAGTAAGTAAGGATTTTCCTACTTATCTTAAAGCGCTACTAACTTATATTGAAACAGAGTGTCCCTTTACAGACTCTGATGAACTCAATATTATAGACGAAATAAAGACTCTTACTAAACAAACCTTATATAAATTAACGTACTTGAAGTAGGTTTTATATACAAGTTGTATATAATTGCTATATATGCCTATATTTTTAATTTTAATTAGTGCAACAAATAGTTAATATTTGTACGTTTAAAACACATATTTTATGGAAATAGAAAATTTAGAAGTTATTCCTTTTGATCAGATTGGTAAAGAACCAGAACCCAAAAAGGAAGAAACAACAGCAAAAGAAGAACCAAAGAAAACTGAAGAAACATCAGATGATGGTCTTATTGCTTTTGATGACATAGTAAAAGTTTCAGAAGAGGAACCTGAAAAAGGAGTTGCTCCAAAGAAAGTTGAAGAAAATACCAATGTACTTTCTAAAACCCTTAAAGCTCTTTACGAGAAAGAAGGATTAGAATTTAATGAAGAAGAATTTGACGGTACTATAGAAAGCTACCTGACTTTACAAGAAGATTTATCTGACAGAAAAGCACAAGTAAAACTAGACTCTCATATACAGAACAACCTTAACCCTCTTAATAAGAAGTTCATTGAGTTAGTTGATAGTGGTGTACCAGTTGAAGATGCAGCAGATTTAATGAAATCTCTGAAGACTATTTCACAAATCAACAAAGATGATATTTCTTCTGATTTAGAATTGGCTGAAAAGATTCAAAAAGAATACTTGCGTAATACTACTAACTTCTCTGCTGAAAAGATAGAGAAAGAAATTAAGAAGTCTAAAGAGGCAGGAGTATTAATGGAAGAAGCTGAATCTAACTATGATGAGTTAGTTGAAGTAGTAATTAATTACGAAGCACAACTAAAACAAGAAGTAGCTAAACAAAGCCATTACCAACAAGCTCAAGCACAAAAACAACTACAGGACTTACAAGACTTTATTGAAAGTACTGAAGAAATTGGTGGTATTAAACTGAGTAAGAAACTTAAAGAATCTTGGACTAAAGAATATCAAACAGTTGAAGCAGGTGGTCAAAAAGTAAATCCAATATTTGCTACCCGCCAAAAAGATGAAGCTAAGTTTGATGCTCTTTTACGTTTCTATCATACAATTGGTTTATTTAAATATGACACTCGCAAGAAAGATTTTATTCCTGACCTAAGTGTACTAAAAAATGTAGGCAAAGCTGATGTAATAAAAGAACTAGAAGCAGCCATAACTAACAACAACCAAAAGAGCATAAACAAATCATTTGGTACTACCTCTACAGATACTATGGAACAGGTAATAAATGATGGTTATGCCAAACTAGCAGAAGCAGTAAAAAACAAAAAAATAAAATAACAACTAAAACAAATAATTTAAAATGATTGAAAATTTTGGAACCCTCTCAAAACTAGGCCCTAAAAGTTACATTGGGCCTTTGAAAGTACCTCACTTGGGTGAACTAGGTGAGAAATTCGGCTACGATGTAGAAAAAATGGTCTATCGCAGATTGTTTCAATACCTACCTGCTGATGATTATATCGCATTTATGCGTGAATTTCCTGTACATGCTTTAGACACTAGCAATGATTATTTCTTCTGGCGTTTAGGTGGTACTAACCAAAAGGTAGTAACTCTACTTGATTGGACTGACTTAGCAGGTGCTAAACCTTCTAAAGTAGGTCAAAATGGTGCTCAATGGTATATGTACTTTGCTGAGCCTCTGTTTAAAATTGGTGATGTAGTTTTAGGTGATACACCTCTTGACTACAATATCATTGTTAAAGATTTTACAGAAGTTTCTAAAGACAAATATGAGTACCGTGTAGAACTTATTAATCAAGGTTCTCCTCTAATGTCTGTACCTGATTCAGAATTGGTTGTAGGTTCAAACTGGTCTAAAGGCTGGCAATTGTCTCCTAACGAGCGTTCTTACCAAGGTACTGACTTCTACATGAATACCTTTGTTGAGCTTAAAGCCCCTACTTCATTGCACCGTATGCAATACAAAGTAGATGGTAACATGATTGAGCAAAACAAACCAATGCCTTTTGGTATGGTGTTTAAAGATGATGCAGGTGCTAAAATCTCTGTAGGTGCTTATGTAAACTACTTTGATGCTCTTGCAATCCATCAGTTTGAAATGCAAGCTGCTCGTGCTTTCATTCTTTCTCAAAAGAACTATGATAGCTCTGATATGGTTTATAACATTGATGATAAAAACAAATGTGTTATTAAATCATTCCCAGGTTTCTTCAAACAAATTGCTGCAACAAACACAATCCCTCAAAACTCTATTAACTTAGATCAGATTGTTGACATTGCACAAGATTTGAACTTGGCTTACAAATATGATGAGCAACTTTACCTAGTAATTGAAACAGGTTACTATGGTTACCAAGAAGCTTCTAAATGGTTAGAAAACCGTTCAACTACTTACACTCCTAACTGGACTTTACATCGTATCCAAGAAAATGGTGATATGGGTGGTCAAGGTTTAACTTACCAAGGTGTATTCACTAGGTTCCGTTCTTACAATGGTGTAAACATTGAGATACGTTTCCGTAAGTTCTTTGATGATCCTGAATTGTGGAAACAAAAAGACCCTTCAGGCTTAGGTCTAGTATCTTCTCGCCATATGTTGATTCGTTCAGGTGTTAAAGCTGATGGTCAATTCCTAGGTGATAGTGGTATTAAACGTCTATCTGTTAAAGCTTACGAAGATGGTATCTTCCGTTACATTCCAGGTATGCGTAACCCATTCTCTCCAGGTGGTACAGGTTGGGCAGGTAAATCTTCTACAGTATCTCCTGAAGATGCTTATGAAGTACATGGTATGATGTATAATGGTTGTGTTATAGAAGACCCAACTAAAATACTATTCTTACCACGTAACGTAGCTTAAATTTAATTAAACATTTTGGGGCTAGTATAAATTTCGTATATTAGCCCCAAAATTATTTTTATGAAAGAAAAAGAAATAAAAACATCAACTACTGTTGATAAAACAGAAGGCATGTCATTTGAACAGATTGTTGCAAATGGTCTTCACCCCTACCTTAAGCCTAAGAAGCTTAAAATTAAAGCTATCAATTCCTTGAAGTTTGAAGGTCAGACTATTTCTGAACTACCTCAAGGTTTTATGATGGACAACCAAACGTATAAACTTGATTTACCTATTGATGGTAAAACAGGTCAGTTAGTAAAAGTATTTGATACTACTACTAAAAACTTTGTACCTGAATACAATCAGGAAATGACTGAACTTGAGTTTTTCGCAAAAGAAAAGAACTTGGATTTAGCTACAAACGCAAAGAACAATAACTTTTGGAAAGCTTATACAGACCCTGTAACCCGTGATTCACAAAGGGCTTTTACTCTAGACATTCCTAAGAATGGTATAGAACTAGACCTTACACGTGTAGAAGATTGTCTTAAAGCTAAGATTGCTTATGCAAACAGAAAGTATATTGCACCAAATTGGGAAGATAGGTTTGATCGTCCTACTTATAAGTTTGCCATAGTTGATGAGAATCGTCAGTTTGATAACAAGAAAGAATTGTTGGATAAACGTACTAAAGCAATTCAACTGTATGCAACAGAATATGTAGGTAATGATAATAAACTACGTAATTTTATTACTGTACATAACCCTCTTAAGAAACTTAACAAAGCAACTTCTTTAGCTACACTAGAAACTTATGTAGGTGAGTTAGCAACAGAAAAACCTGATGAGTTTTTTATGACACACAATGATCCTTTCTTCTTACTTAAGACAAAGATCTATAAAGCTATAGAAGTAGGTTACATCTTGTATGCAACTAAAACTACCTTTAAAACAGTTAATGATGAACCAATAGGTACTATCATGGACATTATAGGTAAATGCAGAGAAGATATAAACTTCCTTAATAGAATTGAAAAAGAAATACAAGATAAGTAGAGCATGACAGCAAACGAGTGGAGAGATATTTTTGTAGTTGAATACGAAAAGATAACATCAAATGGAGCACCAGACATTGAGGATGCACAGTTATCAATTCTCTTCACCAACGCTCAGTTGCACTTTGTTCAAACTCGCATAAGCACACTCAATCTAAAGAAAGAAGGCTTAGAGGAAACAGAGGTAAGAATGCAGGGGTTGTCAGGATTAATAACTGATTCTGATGACCCCTTTAATTCTATAGGCACTACAACAGTATCTACTGATCAACAAGGTGTATTTTCTAACTACAGTCTGCAAGGAACCTTTTGGGATTTACCTCAAAACTTTATGTATGCCATATATGAAGATGTAACTATTGATAAAATAGATTGCTCTACAAATGATTATGGAATACTAACTGTAGACGTAGTAAGGCATGATGAGATTAAAAGGAACTCTGTAAATCCCTTTAAGAAGCCTTATTGGAATGGTAATGAAGGTACAGCATGGAGAGTAGCCTATCAAAGGAATAACTCTGCATATGGTGCTTTTACAACTACCAACCCAACTTACAATCCATTAATAACAGATGGTTATTCATTCCTTGTAGGACAAACTCCAAAAAGGCATGAACTTATAACTAACGGAGATTTTGCTATTACAAAGTACAAACTTAGGTTTCTCAAAATACCTAAACAAATAGTTGTAGATATTACTAATCCTACACTACAAAGAAATTGTGAGTTAGATTACTCTACTCACTTGGCAATAATTGGTATTGCAGTTGATATGGCTAAAGAAGCTTTAAATCAACCAAATACACAAATTATTCCAAATATGCAACAAGTTGAATAATTTTAAGTATAAAGGCTAAAACAAAACAAACAATGAGCGTAACAATTACAGCCCAAGAAATAACAAGAGCAAATAACCCACAACCACTAGGTCAAACAGAATCTGGTATTGTGCGTGCAAATGTTTATAATGATGTAGTAACAGACTTAGACAATCTTGCTACAGCAGTAAATGCAACAGAGTTACTTACAACTCCTGTAACAACTACAGTAACTACAAGTACTACTTTACCTTCTGATAGTCTTGTTAATACTGTAATATTAAATATAGCTTCAGGAGCTACTATTAATTTACCAACTCCAGTAGTAGGTTTAAAGTATAATGTTGTAGTTACAACTTCTGTAACCTCAAATACTTATTATGTCTATACTAACTCAAACACAGCAAAATTTGTAGGCAGCCTTTCTCTAGTTAAATCTACAGCAGGGCATACAGTATTTGCATCTTCAACTAATGATGTAATACAAATGAATGGCACTACAACAGGAGGACTAATAGGTACTACATTTAGCATTACTTGTATTTCTGCTACACAATGGTTAGTAGAAGGCGTAGTAGTAGGTTCAGGTACATTAGCAACTCCATTTACAAACGACTAACAATTAAAAAATAACATAAAATGAAAACTTTTTCAAGAACAATTGAATTAACAGAAGCCCAGATAGAAGGGCTAAACACAGGTTCTCCTGTACCTTTAACTTTACTAACTGCTCCTGCATCAGGTACAGCATTTGTAATTACAGGAGCTCAACTATGGAAAACAGCAGGTGGAGCTGCTACAGTAGGTACTGGTGAGATTAACATCTCTTATGGTACTGAAACTACATTATTTGTAGCTCAATTTGCCAATGTTGATGCTTCAGGTGGTGCATTAGGATCTTCTTCTCAAAACAAAATCCAATATGCATCTATTTCAAACGCAGCTTCAATTGGAGCTAGTGGTGTAGCAGTAATTCTTTCAGCTAATGCAGCTATTGCTTGTGCAACAGGTACTAAAGCTAAAATTAAATTAGACTGCCAACTAATTGACTTATAATTAAAAATATAAAAATATAAAAAAATGAAATCACAAAGTGTAATTAAAGACCAATTTAGGCTAATTGTAGCAAAAGACATTGCTCGTACAGCAACAGTTGGTGCTCTAGCCTCTCCAACATCAGTAGCTGATGGTGAAGTAGTAGTAACAGATGCAGGTAATGTAATCTTAGACACATCTTCAATAATAGGTGTTGATCGTATTAAAATTGTACAAGGTCGTGGAGCCTCTAAACCTCTATTTGAAACAGCTACTTTTACTTTTCCAGAAGTGTATCAGTACAAAGGCCAAGCTTTTGAAGATGCCCAACAACAAGTAACTTATCTAGGTTATGATGCAGTAGCTACAGCAGGTTCTATTGAAGTATTGAACAACAATGCTTACGCAATGACTATTACCTTCCAAGAAATTACTGTTCCTGGTCTACAAGGTTCTTATGTTCCTGTATCAGTATGGTATCAATCTGATGCTTCAGCTACTCAAGTTAAAGTAGTAAATGGTTTGTACAACAACCTTGTTAGACAACTATCTTTCTTTAACCTTCCTGTAATTCTTGCAGAACGTGTAACAGGTGCAGCTTCTACTGGTAACTTAGGTGCTACAATAGTAGCTTCTCAAGGCTCACGTACTGTAACTTGTACTACAACTGCCCCAGTAGTAGTAGGTGATTGGATTAGATTTGGCACAGCTTTAGCTAGTGCAGTATATCGTGTAGCAGCTGTAACAGCCAACGTATCATTTACCCTAGATCAACCTTATCAAGCCGCTGACCAATCATTTACAGTAGGTAATGCTAAATACATTGCTTCTGCAACTGTAGCTGCTGATGACATGGGTATCAAACTAACAGGTATTGAACAACCATTTGTACTTGACTCACGTCCAGTAGACAAAGTTCAATTTAATGTAGGTATTTCTAACTCACAAGGTGCAGCTAGCTCAACTACTGTAAGTACTACAGCAATTGCAACCTACGGTCATGGTACTTATGCCTTAATTACTACTCAACAAGCTGATAGCTCTCGTAATGCAGGTGATTTCTATGGTTATGCAATATACCCATACGACAAGCCTCTTACTACTACAGTATTAGGTCAGGATTACTCTACCTTAAACATTGGCACTAAAGCTGCTCGTGGTACTAATGGTGAGTTAACTCCTAACTTCTTTGTAGCTAACATTGAGATTGCTTGTGCATTAGATGGTAACGTAGCAAATACCTTTAAAACTAACATTATAGGTGTTTCAGGTGTAGCCTCAGTAATTGATGCTTTTATTGCTGGCCCAGTTAATTCACCTTTCACTTCACAGTTACCTCCTGTTATCTAATGGCATATACTCCAAGCCTGAGTATATGTGAAAAGAATCACTGCTCAGACATACTTCTGACTGATTCAAGAGGTTTGTATGATTCTACCCTCAATCCAAATGGATGGAATGGGGGTAGTAATCCTACCAACTCAACTATTACTTCTGCTACAGTAAGTGTATTATTACCTAATACAACTACTGCTGTAGATTTAGATGTAACTGCTTCAGTTACTTCTGCAACTATATTAAACTATCAAAGTATATTTAATTTAGGCACATACAGTGCTACTGACTTAGGTA